TTCGTGCGCTACCCCTTGTGAAAAGGGACAAGCAAATTTAAAATGAACGTTCCCATGGCAATAACGACGCTCGTCATCGTAATGTAATTTTGCCGCTTTATCGAATTTATAGCCGCCCAAAGCTCCGTAACATTGAGCTTTAAATTCTCGACTTCTGCACAGATCCCCGTATGGTTCAAACAGATATTTGATTTATCCGTTGTTCTGTGATGCTGCTGATTTTCCATCGTTGCCTCTTCTCTCTTCTCGTTAAAGTAGGCGGCGACGGGAAGCCCCGCCGCCGTCCCGCCCCCGGAAAGGAACGAGGGCGCCCGGTCCGGAGGAAACCGGGTGAATTATGCGATTTTTTTAATTAACATTTTTACTGATATTGCGAACGTTCCCGAATGGTCCTCGTCCTTAATGTATACGATAAATGTCGTTGACGTTAACTGCACAATGACGTAGGAAACGGTAGTCAGAAAATAGGGGCATTGCTTGTAAACAGTACCGTCGAAACCTACCATTGTTGAAATTATATACGTATTATCCCAGGTAAATCCTGATGGCAGTGTCATGTTGATAGTACAATTGCCAGGAGCGCTGAGAGATCCCGATCCAGTAATACTGGCGAAGGTGCCTACGAATGTCTCTAAATCAGAGACATCCCCTTGCAGTGTAGAAACTGCCACATCGGTTGTATTGATTAAATGGTCATATAGCCATCGTATCCACTGCGTTATCATCCGAAACAGTCTATTGAAATCGCTGAAAATCGGAATGCCGTTTCCCGGCCACCCGTCAAGAGGAATCGGCGACGCCGGCGTCGATACGTTCGGCTGCCCGGACGTGGGGTCCGTGATGTCGTTGTTCGAGCCGTCGGGATTCACCGCAATATCCGGATATACCGGAGTTTCGCCGTCAAAAATATCGTTTGCCATAAAAATCCTTTCTTAAAGTGGGTACGCCAATTGCCCGCCGAGGGGGTCGGCATCATTGTTTCCGAAGCCCCGACCGAATGAATAATAAGGATCTACGCCGTTGAGCGAAAAACAGAACGGCCGCCCGTCCGCCCCTATCTGGTGAATGACCACGCTCACGCCGCCCGATACCACGCTTTCCATGATGTCCTGCAGGCGCTCGGGTATCACATCCGGGCTTTCAACCGTGAGAGTAATCCCGGCCGGGAAACTGTTTTGAAAATTCACGCGCTTCGGTGTGTTCCCCGGGGTTGTGGTGATCGCCGAGAGCGCCGTGATGATCCGCTCGGGTTCGCCCTGCGTCGCGTTCATCTGGATTTTTGCCTTGATCATGATCGCGTATTCGGCGTTTGTGCGCAACTCCCTCGGCTGCCCTATGAGGTCCCCGATGCCGTCGAGGATTGGGTTTTGCGTCGAAGCGTCCCCGAACCCATGAGCAGTGCCGTAGACCAGCGCCGAATCGATGCCGCGGTACAGATAGACGTCCATGGTCGCATCTTCGAGGAGTTGCACCTGGGCGGCAAACGCGCGGACTTCCAGGACAAAAAACGATTTGTCGCCGAATTCCGTATCCCGTTTTAAAAACTCCGGAACCAGGCTTTCAGCGCGATCCTCGTAATTGGTGATGGGTGTTATTGCCATTACGGACCTTCTTCGATGTATACGTTATCGGCCGTCATTTCCACTTTCTCGTTATACTCAAGGACAATGTCGTCCGTAGTATAGCCCGAGCCCGCCTTTTGATGTCGAATCGTCACCTCATCAACACCGTCTATGCCATAACATGGCACAACCCATCGGGAGATTATCAGATCCTGGCCTATCGCATAGGCATTCCCGTAGGCGGCGACCGCATCTTTTATAAGTTGTTCATAGTTCGTCGGCAGGCGACGGGCGTTATACTGGACGATCGTAACCTCGACCAGGACGGTAATTATAAATGCCTCCGTATAGTTCACCACCTGTATATTTCCCTGCGAGTCCGTGATGTTGACGGATTCCGTACCATAAAGTTCAATTCCCCCGGCCGTACATTCCCATAGTTTCGCTCCGATGTCCGCGGGCAGGCCGCCGACGACCAGAATCTCGTTCGATTTCGGCGGGCGGCCGTCGCCATCTACCTCCATGGTCCGATTGGTGAATCCCAGGCATGCCGTGACGTTAGGCACTTCATTGAGCACCCTGGCGACGATTGCGTCGATCGCGCTCGCGCCTATGACCTGGAGACTCTGCGCGCGTCGTATGCGGGCCTCGGCAACCGTCTCGCCGATCCTGCCGACGGTTCCGGCCTCCATATTCCCCACCTCGGTCCAGCCGGTAATCGCATTAATAATCGTGGTCAAGGTAACGGCGTCAACATTTGCCGGTCCAGCCGCGATCGCCCGGAAATCGACTGCTTCATAGCCGGCGCCGGGGATTGTTATCTCTTCAACGCTTTCGAACAGGTCGCCGGTATTGGTATTCGCAATTTGGCTGCCCATAGGAATCACCGTGCCGGGATCTCCGGTTATCATGCAGTTCGCTATCGATTTCGCCGGCGCAAGAAATTGCAGGCCGACCAGGTCCATAACATTCGGAATAGTGGCATCGTCGGCGCCTGCGGGGAACGGGGCATTATAAACCCCTTCGAGAGCCTCCCAGGCATCGATGAGCATTTTTGCCATGATCCCGATGCGTAACGAGATTTTCGAATCGGCCGCCAAATTCGGGTTTGCCTTGATGCCCCCGTATGCCGTTCCCAAATCGGCTATCAGTTGCGCCAGGGTCGGCTTCACAAATCCGGTTGACTGAATTCCGTATGGCATAGTTACAACTCCATGTTTTCTAAAACGACATTTTCATAGTAGATCGTCGTTGCCTGGAACGAAATCACGAGCTTCCGGAGCGCGCGATTTATCGACGATGAATATTTTATTATCCCTGTGACCTCCGGGGTTTCATTGATAACGGATTTTATGATAATGTCGATTGCCGACAAGTCGGGGTTTTTGACGAATATCCGTTCGAACCACGGGACCCCGAGCTGCGTGTTTAAAAACCATTCGCCGTAGATCAGCCTTAGGCGTATCGTGATGTTCTGGGCGACCTGGTCAATACCCGACACGTCGGAATCGTCCCAAAGTCCGGTGAAAGTGTTTTCGATTATCCCGTCAAGTTTTTCGTCAACCATTTACTCCGCCTTTACTTCTTGCGTGACGCTTGCGTTTAACAGCGGTTCGTTTGTGGATTTTGCGGCGGCATAGGCTCCGCTCGAAAAGTTTGCCGCGGCCGCATCAATCAACAGCATCAGATACGTAATCGCCGGCGACGTCATCAGCGCATGCAGGGAGGTCTCGCCAAGGTCGATTTCCCCGCTCTCTTTTATTGTGATCGTCTGCCCGTTGTGTTTTATTATCATGTCCTCATTGTTCGCGTTCTCTGCCGTACTCATAGCGCTGAAATTCATAGGGATAGCGAATGCATCGCTCATGTCGAACTGGCGGCCATAAATTCCATTCGCGGTTTGCGTCGAGAGCCCCCAATTTTCAAGGGCCTTCTCAGAGAAAATCAATAACACCAGATCGCCCACGGTAATCGGCATGATTACCGAACTCTTTGTCGTCCCCGGTGTGAGCAATATCACGCCCTGGATGATATCGAGCTGGGCCTGAGCGCCGTCCACCTGCGTCGTTTTAATGAGCGGCTTGACATTGATAACTCGGGACGTGCCTTTCGTAGTCACTTCGGTCACGGTTCCCGGAATCGCAGTATGCAGCTCACGCGACAAAATATTTAGCACCAAGGAGCGCACGGCGTCGCCGATATCGGTTTCGTTGTAAGCGTTCAAAGCTTTCTTCCCTTAAGTGAAGTTTTCCATTCGTCGCCATGGGAATCCCCCGCGTGATGCAATTCCGCTACCACAAGTTTTGTCGGGGAATTCGGAATCGTCTTCGATGACAGTTCCACGGTCCCGTTTATTTCGGCCTCGGGCAACAAGAGACAATCGAATTCATAGCCGTGAAAATCCGCGCTCTCGACTCCCGTCTTGTCGGCTCCCAGGCGTTTCGGGCTGCCTATCACGACTCCCTTTACCGCAAGATTACTATCTCTGCCGGGGGTTTTATCCGAATTAAACTTGCTGACGATCTTGATTTTGTTATTTTGAATCGACCACCGCAGGCCATACCCTTGGGCGATCTTGTCGAGCAGGTCCGCAGCGTTGCCGGTGAATGAATACCCCCGGTTTGCGACATAATCGGTTTTCCCGAGAGCCGTGAACGAAAATGCTTTTCCAGATTGCGTGGTGATGCCGATAGCAGAAACAGCGTCGTTGACAATCTGAGCAATCTTCACGCCGGCCGGATACGACTTGTGGAAATGGGATTTCTTAATCGAGAGTATCCCCTCGCAGCAAGTTAGATGCGTGACGATTTCGGGCTTCGTGACATCATGATATATCGTCACGATATTCCCCATGAACAGTATGGGCAAGTTCTGGCGGCCATGCAATTCCTCGTACCCGGCTTTCAAAACAACAGTCATTCCTCCCTTACCTTCCGCGTCCGAGCCCTCTTTGATCCATGCGCGCGTTTCGTCGCTGAGGTTATTGATGGTGATTT